TCATCTCCCACCGATCACTTTCCCTTGGTCTCTTACCAGAATCCACAAATCATGCACAAAACTCGGCCCTCTCCCCATCGCAACACCGGTGAGTACATACAGCACGTACAGCAACACCGGTTCCGAAACCTCAACCACCCCCGCGAGGAAGTTGATCTTCGCAACCACCGCGATCACGACCCCTATGCCCATACTCACGATCTCCGTAACGGTAATCTTTCCCGCGGTCTTGTCCCAGATAGGTTTAATCGTCTGAACGATCGCCTCCACAAAGAGCGCCAGAATAATCAAATTAGCCAAATCCATATTATTTCTCCTTTCGTTTATCCCACAGCGTCATCGCTGGTGGTTTCATTTTCTCTACCCTGACCGGTAAACGGATTTACGCGGCCGAGGATCAGCTTGCCTGTTTTCAGCCCGGAACAGAGGAAGATTTCCGACCCCCAGAAGCCGTACCAGAGGCGCGAATACTCCGTGTCGATCCAAAGGCAGTGCTTCACCCGCAGCCACAGCAGCATCACGGAATATACCGTGATCGCCGCCATTGATAAGATAATGAACTTCGTCAGCGTCGGTATTTTCGCCATCTTCGTACCTCACACATTGCCGGTCAGCATTTCAGACGCAAGATCGCCGAAGATGTAGCCGAGTGATCCGTTGTAATCGATCTGGTACCAGTCCTCAACGACACCATAAATAGAGTAGGTGTCGTTTTTCTTTGCGCGCCCTATGATCGTATATTCCAGCCCCGGACCGCTGCGCACGTTGCACCACTTGTTGATCTCGTCTACTATGATTTGCCCGACAACCTTGAGATCGATTATCTCAGCCGCGCCAGTTGTGCCACCACCGTTCTCGAGGGCCATGAGCGTGTGACCGTTGCGCAGGTAGATACCGCCGCGCTTGGCGAGTTTATCGGTACCGATGTGCGCGCTGTCGCTGTATGATTTGAACTTGCCTGTCGCCAGCAGCTTGCTGCGCATATCGCCCGTGTAGCCGTCCGGAGTCATTTTCAGGCCCGCGAAAATATAGCAGCTGATCACCAGTGTGCTGCAATCGAAATCTCCGCGCGCGCCGGAAACCAATCCGCCGTTTGCCTTGATCGAGCGGTAGCCATCCCAACGCCGCACCTTATCCTGCGAGTATCCAAATGCGCTGTCCGCACAGATCTGTTCCATATAATACGCAGCGCGCTCCGCCAGGGCGAGATCCGTGCATTCGAGATAGTACTGCCACACGCGGCCGGCGCTGTTCTTTGCATACCATGTGCTGACCGCAATCTCTTTCCCGGTCTGGTCGCCGGGCGTTGCCCCAATGGTCTTGCCCAGCTCGTCCATGACTGCATGCCCGATTCTAATACTCATCTAGCCCTCCTCTCACAAGACAATCGATGCGAGGTACGCAATTAATGCGCCAAGAGCAAGTGAAACGATCCGGTCGAGCCAAATACCGCCTTTGTTCTCCAACGCTCTAAGCCTCGTTTCCTGATCCGCGGTCTGCGCCATCGACTGTTTTTGCATGGTCGCCATTTCAGTCACCAAACGCGTGAGATTAGCAATAGCCGTGTCGTTTTGTGTAATCGCTTCTTTATCCCGGCTGAACCGGTCGTCACAGAGCCGCTTCTGCACCTCGTATTCCTTGCGTTCGATTGTCTCCATCTGTTTGATCCCCCTGTTTCCGCTGCAAGCGGAACTCACTCAAAATATAAAAGAGCCTTGCGGCTCTATATGTTACCCCGCAGGTACTTCATCCGGCTGCATTGCTGCCGCGGCGAGTTCTTCATATGTCAACAAAGGAGCGCCATCTCGCATGAATACATCGTCGACGTACTGATCCTCGATCGCAATCGGCCGCTCGGTCGCCAGCACGGCGTTCGGGAAGTCCGTCAGGTTCTTTGCATACATCGATATGATATTGACAACAACGCCATTTTCAATCAGCGCAAATGTTCTTGGCCCCATACTTCTCTCCTTATCTTGCGTTGCGGATGATCGCAATGCCTGATCCGCCTGCGCCGCCGCCGACGCTGCTCGTTCCGCTGTCCGGGCTGCCACCGCCGCCACCACCCGTGTTTGCGGTTCCCGCAGCAGCACTGTAGTTGGGGTTTCCCCAACCGCGGCCACCTCCGCCTGCACCGCCTGCGGCCTGTGCAGGACCAACGCGTTCCGCAGCGCCTCCACCGCCACCCGCATACAAATCGCTGCTCGCTTCACCGAATTCGCGTGTCGTTGTGTTCTGACCAACACCGCCATATTGTCCACCGCCCGCGCTGCCGTTCGAGCCGCCTACGCTGGGTGCGACGCTCGCACCGCTGTAGTATCCGCTTTGACCGCCGCCCGAGCCTCCGGCACCGCCGGAGTTCTGGTTGTACGTATAATCGCCCGTTGCGGAGCCGCCTGAGCCGCCTGCTTTAGAGTAGGTGAACGCGGATGTCGTACCGCCGGTCCCACCCACACCATCGCCGTTGCCGCCCGCGCCGCCTGCGCCGATCGTAATGGCATATGACTGATTCTTATTGAGCGTTATGCTTTTCCATGTGCCGGTGTATCCGCCGCCACCGCCGCCGCCTGCGCCGTTGTTTGGGTTTCTGCCTCCGCCACCACCGCCCGCACCGACAAGGAACACGTCGATCACGATATCCTTCAGCGGGATAAACGTGCCGCTCGAGAGAAACTTCAACCGCCAGTTCCCATCCTGGTCATCCACCCACACCTTTGAACCGGTGTAGGTAAAATCATCCTCGGTGAACCCTCTGGAGATCACGCTGTTGGTTTTGCCGAGGTATCCCGCAAACGCGAATGGAAACTGCCTGCGCTCCACAACGGACACCGTGCTCTTCGCCGCTTGCGAGATGGACGATGTTGCAACTTTCTGCGGGGAACCAAACAGGAAGCCTGCCGCAAGTGCCGCGAAGATCAGGTATGGAATGCCTTTGTACAGTATTTGAGCGCCCCGCTTGCTCCGACGCTCCTCGCGGTTCCGTTCCAGCTTCATGGTTTGCTCACCTCCAACAGATGATCGTCGGAACCGTGATATCCGCTGCCGGCACTTCCGAGGCGTAAAGATACACTCCACCGTTATAGCAGTCAGCCACAGGCGCGAAGATCCCGCTGATCGCATCTACCGCGCCGAAAACCACATGCGGCACCATGGTGGAGAGAACGCCTGTCAGCGCAACAGAAGCGCGAAACGGAAAGTCCGTGTAGGTTGCGTTGGAAACAAACGCCGCGTTATCCACGACGGTGTTGAGAAATTGTAATCGCGCGGCCTCCGCGCTGACGTTCGACCGCGCCTGCGCTTTCTCTGAGTCCGTGAGCACCTGCGCGCCGCCGTAGAAGACGAACTTCGCAGGATCATCTCCGCCCGGCTCGTGCGTGGCGGCATGGTCGATCACCGCTTCTCCCTGTAGGTCGTTGACGAGGTTTTGCGCTTCGCTGAGGATTTCGTTGAACTGAGCGACCGCCATTGTCGTGTCAACTGCGGTCGTCTCGGTCACGATCCCGCAGACCGCAGCGTCAAGCCGCTCGTCCGTGATCATACCGGCCGTAATTGCCAGCGTGCCTGCCGCAACGCTGATCCGCGCAATTGAGATCTGCCGCAGGGACGCGTCGTTCGTGAGTGCGGGAGCAACCGGAGAAACCGCGTTGGTGCCTTTCAGCACCTTGATCTCCGGCAGCTGCGTGTAGTTGGGCGTGGACCACTCGACGATCACGCGGTCGATGCGGTTCAACACACCGTCCGCGGTAGCAACCGGCAGCTGCAGCAGCGCTGCGGTCACCGCAAACACATCGTTCCAGAAATGGATGCCGTTGCCGCCTGCGTCGGTCAGCCAGCCGCCGCCGTCCGAGACGGTCACTGCCATGCCGGGCGTGGTCAACGCCGCTACCGCCAGCTCTCCCGGCGCACCGTAGACCCCTCGTGTTCGCCCGTGATGCCAGCGCATGACGTTCTCCGCACCGATCTCTTCATTGGCATTGTTGGGATAACTCTTTATCTGCGCCATGCTAATTTCATCTCTCCAATCACTGTGATTTCCGGTTCGCCGAGCACGATGGACACCGTCTCGCTCTGCGCCTGAATCGTCCGCTTCACGCCCTGTATGATCGCGGTGAATTGCACGCCAAAGCGTCGGGATACGCACCGCACGCGGTCGCCCATCCGGTACTTGACCCCGTACTCGCCGGGGTCGACGCGGACGGAGAAGCCCAGGCTTCGCACCCGCTTGGCAGCTTCGGCAGCACCGGCGGCGTCCAGCCTTGCTTGAAATGCCGCGAGCGGCTCAGCGCTCTCCTGCTTCAACCGTGAATCGTGCCAGTACTCGTAGCGGTCCGCGCCGGTTGCCGTGCCTACCGTCCTAACGATCGTTGAACCGTCGGTCAGTGTCCCCAGCACATAGATCACGTTTTTGAACAGGCTCTCGTCGTCCTCGATCTTGAGATCACGAGCGGTGCCCTGTTCGTCCGAGAAGATCACAGCATACGATCCGGTTGTCAGATCCGAACCCTTGTAGAGTTCGAAGATATGCTTGCGGGTCTTGGTGTCGAATCGCATCCGCTGTCCGAGCTCAACCGCTTTGAGGATTGGCATGATCCCCTCCAGCAGCTGCCCACCGAAGAGGATCGCGCTGTGCATCCCGGAGAGCGCCTGCAGAGGCGCTGTTTGCACGCTCGGCAGGCTGCGCAGGTTTGTGTTGATTGCGGCGTAAATGTCGCTCTCCACCGTCGAGATGGTCGCCGGTGACGTAATCGACCGCTTGTTTAATAGCCAGTTTGTTGTGTATCCGTTGACTGAGATCCGATCCTGCGAGGTGTCCGGAGACACGCGCGTGACGATCATCGCCTGATTGATCTTGTTGCGGTACAGGATCGCACCTTTGACCAGGTGCTGAATGTTGTAGTTTGTCGGCGGCACGATGAGCGTAAATTTGCCGATGTCGTTATACCATTCTTCCGTCTGGTACGAATTCGCGCGGATCTCATGGTATCCGGTCAAGGTCGGGTTATATGCCACTAGCATGTGAGTATCGCCACCTTTTCGATCGCCACGTCGATACTCGCGACGAGGTTTGTTGCGCCTTCGTCCGCCTCCGTCTTGATCAGGTTGTCGCCGACCGCCATGGAGGTGAGCGTGTTCTCGATCTCCAGATCGCCGCGGATGTCGCCGTCGATCGTCGAGGTGACGTAGGTTAGATCATGAGTGATTTGGATGGAAACCCGCTCGCCGGCGACCATGGTGCGGTTGAGCTGCATGAATTCGCCGGTGATCGCGTTAACCAACCGCGGGTTGACCACCGGCCCTTTTGCGTTCAACGTTGCCGTGAATGGGCATGCTACCTGTCCGCTGTTTTTGATATTGATAAACGCGGTATCGATGGTCTCCCCGAACCGGTACGGCTGTGAGATGTTCCAGGGAAACTTGAATCGCGGCAGCACGCCGGTGAGGATCGTCTTCGTCGCCTGATCCAGCATCCAGTAGGGATACGGAGCCAGCAGAGAAAACTGAAAGCCAGTGAAGCGCAGGCTGCTGTCGACGACAGGCGTCGCGGTCGGCGTCACGATCCGGTAGTATGTCCCGTTGTGATACAACCGCGCGCCGACGTCCGGCAGCACGACCTGAAACAGCCGCTCCGCGCGCGCTTCAATCTGCGCACGGGTGCCGAAGAGGTAGCCGGTGACCGTCATGGGAACGGACTGCACGATGCGCGACTGCACCGTGGTGCCGATCTGCCCGATGCCTTGCGCCTGGTTTGCGTTCACGCTGATTCCGCTCGTACCGGTGATCGATGTGATCCGATACCCGTTCGCCGCGCTGAGCACGAGCGTATCGCCATTGTCATTGAGGTACGTAAAGATATCTCTCATGTGGACACCGCCCATCTGCCACGCTGGAATGCCGCGAGCGTCGCGTCAGCCGCTTCCAGTGCCGTTTCTTTGTCCCGGGCGTAGATGTGGAATACATACTGCGGCGCACCGCCTGCACCGGATGCAGAAGCCGGGTTACCCTTCACGTCCAGGTCTAGACTGGTGCCGGACATGGTCGCTTTGACCCGGTTGATCACATTGGACGCCGCCGCGAGCGCTTCGCCGATGCCGCTTTCCGTGCCGAGTCCGATCGCCTTGGTGAGGTAATACCCGACGCCGAACGCCCACTTTGAAGGTGAGTGCTCGTCGAACCCTTCTTTGCCGGTGAACCAGCCCTTTATGATGTTGACCAAGCCTCGGATCTGCGACTTGAGCCACGCGATCTTATCCGAGATGCCGTTCCAGATCCCTATGATCAGGTCACGGCCGACGTTGAAGAAATCCGAAATCTTGTCCTTGACCGGCTGCGTGATGTTGTCGCTCACGAGCTGCCCGATCGAGAGGAACACCTCAGAGAACTGTGCGACGATGCCCTCCCACATCTGCGCGATCAGCTCCTTGCCGCTCTCCCAGAGCTGCGGCGCGGCCTCAATGAGCCCGACCGCGATGTTGAGCACAATGCCGGGCAGCTTGGTGAGCAGCTCCGGCAGCGCGAGAATCAACCCCTCCGTCACGGCGAGGATGATCTGCAGTGCGGCGTTGTTCAGCTCTATGACCGTGTCGGGGTTGGTCAGGATGCTGACGATCTCCAGCACCATGCCGACGATCGCCGGTATGAGCTCCGGCAGGCTCTGCCCGATACCCTGCGCGAGCGCAATCACGATCTCAAGCCCCGTTTCAATCAGCAGCGGAAGATTCTCAATCAGAAACATCGCCAACATCATGACGACCTGCACGACCGCCTGCGAGATCGCATCTGCGTTCTGCTGAATCGTCGTGAAGATGCCGGTTACGATCTGGATCGCCGCAGTGACGAGCGTCGGCAAGATTTCCGGCAGCAGCTCGACGATCATGCCGGCGACAGCGGAGATGACGTTTGAAAGTACTCCCACAAACGCCGGTGCTCCGCTCGCAACGCCATCCACCGCCAGCTTGAGCTGTTCCGTAATTGAGTCGGAGATCGTCGTGACATCGGATTCCTGAAACCCATCGGACAGCGCGGTGGTGATCGAAGACAAGATCTCCGTAACACCGCCGACGATACCGCTGACGGAGGGCAGGTACACGAGCGCGGCGAGCCTGCCTGCAGTTTCGAGCCGCGCGTTGACCTGCTCCATCTGATCGTCAAACCCGCCGAGTGCCGCAACCGATTCATCCGACAAGATCAGCCCTGCCGCGTGCGCTTCGGCCGCATATCGCAGCAGCGCTTCCGAACCGGCGTCGATCAGCGGTTTCATGTCCTGATACGACTTGCCGAAGATCTCCTGCGCAGCTATATCGCGCTTTGTCGCATCCTCGATCCCGCCGAGTGCATCGATCGTATCGTAGAACACCTGCTCCGTCGACTTCATCTGACCGCCCGCGCCGATCAGGGAAACCTGCATGCCGCCCGCGACGTCGATGTAGTCTTTGCCGCCCTTGACCGACTCGCGCATGGCGGTGACGACCTTGCCCATACCTTTTGTCATGTCGTCGACTTCGGTGTCGATGAACCGCGCCGCATATGCCCATTCCTGCAGCGTCTTTGCGGAGACGTCGGTCTGTGCAGTGGTCGTCAAGAGTTCATCTGCCCATTTGCCGGCGTTCTTGGTCAGGTCGAAGATGGCTTTCCCGGCCGCAACGGCGGCAATCGCAACCGCGCCGATCGCGATGCCGATCCCCTTCAGCGCACCGACTGCAAGCGTCCCCGCGCTTCTCGCGAAATCGCTCCACTTCTCGCTGAAATCAGACGTCTTTCTGCCGGCATGTTCGAGCGCTTCGCCGTTTTCACGAATCTCGGTCTTGGTGGCTTCGAGTGCAGCTTTGGCATGGTTGAGGTTGGTCTTCATCTGGACATACGCCGCGTCGGCCGGTTTCACCCCGGCTTGGTCCATGCGCTTGAGCGCTTTTTCTGATTCGGACACAGCTCTCTGTTGCTCCGACATGGACTTGTTCAGAAGATCATTTTTCGCCTTCAGCGCCGCAACGGAGGTGTTATTCCTGCCGAACTCCGCGGTCATGATCGCCGCTTCCGAAGCGACCAGCTTCATGCTGTCCTTGATGCTCTTCAGCGCGCTGGCGTATTCTTTGTCGCCCTTGACCGCGATGGTCGGGCCGATGCTGTAGCCCACAGGGCAACCCTCCTTTTTACCACGGGAACATCCGGTCGATATCCGCCTGCGTCGCATCCTTGATCGCTTTATCTGTGGAAGAGATGCAGGCATCCAGAAACAACCCTATGGTGATTTGATCCAGTTCGGCGACGGTAAACCCCATGCGCTTTGCGACAAGCAAATACGCGGGCACATCTATCGTTCCGCCGTCGCCGTCTACTTTTTTGACGTTTGCAGGCTCGCATTCAGGAGAGGCTTCAGCTCACCGAAGATCTCGAAGATGGAAAACGATTCAAACGAGTCGATCCAGTCCTCGATGTTGGGATTGACGGAATCATCGAATGCGCGTGCCATGGTGTGCGCGATACCGTAGAACACCATGGTGTTCCAGTTCTTGTTGAGCTTGAACTGCGGCTCGTCGGTTTTCTTCTTACCGAATTTCGGCTTTGCTTCCACCTGCTCCGTTCCGTCCGCAAGCGTCTGTAGGTCGACGAACAGGTCTCTGCCTGTCGCGTTGTAGTACCGCACAGGCAAAGACGCCGGCGCTTTGAAGCCGACGTCCTGTCCTGCAATCTTGATCACTTTCTCCATATCCGCTTACGCTCCCTCGACAGGTTCCTGTACTGCCGTGAACCAGTTGTTGTAGACGGTCGCGTCGGTATCGCTCTTGGTGTACATCTGCACGAGATCGTCGCTTGCGCGCGGGCGCGCGGCAAACTTCACCTTGGTCGTATCGGGCGTTCTGGACTTTGCGGTCTTTGCCGCGACCTCCGGACGCGCGGTGACCACGCAGTCGTACAGAGCAATCCTGCGGTTGTGCGCGTCGCCCTGAAACTGCGCGAGAAGCGCAAATTGCGAATAGACCTGTCCGGAATACTCCATGGCGACCTTCTTACTGTCTTCCCGCATGGCGAGGATAGCTGCTGCAATGTTTGCGGGAATATACGCGGTTTCGAGCTCTCCGTCGTATCCTTCGCTTTTGTCGATCATGACAAGGTCGCGGTTGTCCGCTTCAAACGGTTCGATGTTGCCTTTGGGCGACAGTGTCAGATTTGTGGCTCCCGGCCACTGGATGAGCGTGCTGTAGGAATAGACGCCGTCCGTGATGGTCACCGGCGCGATGGCCACCCGGCTCACGCCGTATCGGATCTTGTTTTCCATGTGTTCTCCTAACTCCGGCCGGATACGGCCAGCAGGTAATGATGTTTCTGTGCGTCCTTCTCGTATTCCACATACCGGCTCTCAAGCACGGCGAGATCCGCCGCGCGCAGCAGTGATTTGGCTGATGCGATAATTGCCCGGTAGTCGCCCTCGATGTAGAACTCGATGTTGACATGTTCGTTGGTGATGTAGGCTTCATTGTCCGCTTCGAACTCGCTTTCAAAATCCGGAACCAGTACGTAATGACTTATCGCTGGATTTGAACCAGTCATCCCGACTCCATGCTTGAGTTTCAGCGGCGCGAGAGCCAGGTCGATCGTTTCAAGAACCGGCAAGTTTCTCTACCTCCTCGTCGTAGATTCTCTGCATCTCGTCGACGCACTCGGGTTCCGCTGCCGCGCAGGCCGCGTTCAACCAAGGGCGGGCCGGCTGCGTGTTCGTTCCGCTGCGGCCATGCTCGTAGACGTTGAGTGCCAATACCGCGGGTGTGCCGGATTCCGTCTTTCCCCGGAACTGCACCTGCGCAAACCAGCCGTATGCGTTCTTGCGTGCGGCTTTCATCTTTGCGTACCGAGCGAACGTGCTGTTGGCGCTCTTGATCTTTGTGTACAGGATGCGCAAACCCGCGCTGACCATCTGCTTGAGCACGCTGTCCGTGCTGTCGCCGAGCTTTGCGAGCATCTTCTCGTAGGAATCGAACCCTTCAAACTTCACCGTCGCCATATTGTTACTCCGTAACGCGCGTGCAGACGAGTTCAATGGTATCCTGCCCGGTCTTGTAGTCCCGCACGACGCGATATTCGATGTCTCCGCCCGCTGCGTGATGCACCAGCTTTTGATGCCCCGCGTAGTCGATGGGAGAAACCTCAAACACCGCGTCTACGGTTCTGCCGTTCGCGTCAGCCGCGTAAAACTCGCTGCGGACGACGCTCTTCTGTTTCGCCCAGCTGGACACGCTGGAAACGGGCGTCACCTGCTGAAAGGTGGATTCCGTCACCGCCGTTTTGACGAGCGTGATCCAATCAGCTCTCATCTTCCGCCACCGGCCTTTCCTGCAGCCAACGCTCGCGGATGGCAAGCGTCAACCACGCGGGCCTGCCGGTGGTCCGGTCGCGGCTCACGAGGATGTCCGCGGCGAGGTTCGCCACGAGCATGCTGTCGTCGACGGTATCCTGCAGCAGAATGCCCTTCTTCGTCAGCTCCGCCGCCGCGGCACGAAGTGCGCTGGTCCAGTACTCCGTCAGAGGAGCGGGTGTGGCAACGCCAGGCCGGTCGAGCCGGCCCATGAGCAGCGACAGCGCTGTGGTTTCGTTATATGCCACGCCCGCATCCTCCTCTCAGATGTTTTTAGGCTTTCGGCACAGAGGCCGTCTTGCCGGACTTGATCACGCGGCCCGCCGCGTCGAGTTCGACCACCGTGATGGTCTTGCCGGCTGCGCAGGTGATCTGCGTGGTACCGGACGTGAGCGCGGTGTAACCCACGACTTTGTCGCCGGTGGCGACGGTGAAGTCGCCGATCCGGAATTTGAGCGTGGTGCCGCTCTCTTCTTTACCGTTGACTGTGAGCACGGTGTCACCGGAAGCGGTTCCTGCCGCCGCCGTCACGCCGAGCACGCCGAGCTCCATGTTGGCGTAATCGATCGAGAACGCGGCAGAGGTAGCGGCGTCGGTGTTGTCGTAGCTGACCATGACGAATGCCTCCCCGATGACCGGTTTACCGTCGTAACGCGCGTATCCTTTGAAAACCGTCTGGTTCTCCAGGAAACGAACATGCTCGGACGACTCAATCTTCTGTCCTTCGCGCTCGGAGAGCAGGTACAGAGAGCCGAAGCCGCCGACGATCTCGTTGTCGCCGACGAGCTCGCACTCTTCGATCGTGCCGCCGATCACCGGGAACGTACCGTCGCCGGCGGTAAGCAGCGCTGCCGGAATGAACGCGAGCGCTTTGGCCTTGATGTCCATATGCGTGGCGCGATTCATGACCCAGAAAGCTTTGCCGTCCGAATAGAGCGGGTTTGCAGCACCCAGCGCTTTGACCAGCGCGATGAAGAACGCCGCCCCGGTGCTGTCTGCGATATTGAGCTTTTTGATGTTGCTCTCGTGTAGATCCGTCCAGGCACGCGCGTTCGTCTCCCAACTGCCCGGCTGCGCGGTCTGCTGCAACCTCGTCACGATGCCGATGGGCATCTTCACGCCGGTACCGAACAGGATCGCGCGGTCGAGGCCGAGACCGATGGCTTTGCCGAGCGCATCCATGATCTCCGCGCCGAGGTTCATGTCGCTGTCTTCGAGATAGACATTGGAGATCGGAATCCAGCCGCCGATCATGTAGCCGTCGACCTCGATCTGGTTGAGGGTGAGGTCGAGTTCGTTCAGGCTGCCGACCGCTTCGATCCAGACCGCTTCGGGGATTGCGCCCATGATGTTCTGGCGCGCTTTGCCCTTGACGCGCTTGATGTTGATGTGCTTTGCCAGCTTGGAGAATTGCGTCATATAGTCGCGCAACAGCTCCAGCATGACGTCGGGGATCGTCAGCGTGGTGTTGGTGACTGCGCGCGTCTGGCAGCTGGAGCGGATCTGCGCGAGGAACGACTTGATCTCCTCACGCGCGAAAAACGCGTCGCGCTCCTCGTGGGACATGCCGAAAAACTTGGTTCTGTTTGCCATGCCGGGTTCCTTTCTGCTCCGAGTGTCCGGGAGCGCGGGTTTGGGTGCTTTGGGCGCTGCGCTGCGGGTATCCAGCTGCTGCACCTCGGTTTCGAGGCCGCTTACGATACCGTCGAGTCGCGTCTGTTCCGCGTCGTGCGCTGAGAGCTCCTGATCCAGTGCCGCCTGCTCCGCCTCGATGGCGTTGGCTTCCTGCTCGACAGTATCGCGCTCTTCCTGCGTCGAGTCAGCGTTTAGCTCGTTGAGGGCGGTCTCCGCCTCCTGTTCGCGGGTCTGCAGCGCGGTCTGCCGTTCGTCCAGCGTGGTTCGCTTCGAACGGTGATTGTCCGCCTCGGCAGACGCCGCTTCTAATCTTTTTCGCAGCATGAGCTGTTTGAGTGCCATTGGTGCATCCTCTCTTTCATCTTCTTTTGCCAGAACTCGAATGACTGTGCCATGCGCAGGGAGCGTGCGACCGCCTCGGTTTTTTCGTAGGCAGGGAACGTGACAATGGAGCCTTCGTAGAGCTTGACCTCCAGGATCGTCCAGTGCTGAGTTCCGTCCGCGTTGATGCGGTAGTCCTCACGCAGGATGTCGAACCCGACCGAACACTGCGACACGTCGCCGCGCTGCACGCGGGCGTACAGATTCATAGCGTCCTGGTCGTGCTCGTTGATCTCAACAGTGCCCTTCAGGCCATAGTTGTCGATCGACAGCGCGAGCGTTCCGGCTTTGGTACGGCCCAGCACTTTGGAAGGATCGTGGTTGGTGAGGCAGCGCACGTCGGCGCTGAGTGCACCGTCGAATGCATGGGGATCGAAGCTCTCGGTCGCGCCGGGCCACATCTCGTAGACGTCGCCAAACACGGCAAAGTAGGTTTCGATCGTGCGCTTGCCGTCCAACTCCTCCGCGCGCAGCTGCGTCGGCTGAATGCTGCGGAACCGGCGCTCCAGTTCGCGTACGTTAGGATTCGCCATCTTTGTCCGCTCCTTTCTTTCCGGTGAGTTCCAGTTTCTTTTGTTCTCCGATTTTGGAGTACGGGATGTAGTTCTCCAGGATCGCGAGCTCGGAGAGCCCATCCCGTGGATCGTAACCCAGCGCGTCGCGGGCTTCGTTCCGGTCAATGATGGCTCGGTCCACCAGATTGCAGTTCACTTCGCCCAGTTCGGTGATGGAGTACGCATACAGAGAGCGCGGATTGAACCGGAAATACCAGTTCGGGGAAATGAGCAGTTTGCGTGTCAGCTCCTGTTCGATCGCGCGCGCTATCGGTAGCACGACGATGCGAATAAAAGCGTTGAACTCATCCTGATCGAATTTCCCGACGCCTACTAAAAAAGGCGGCACGCCGATGATCGCCGCCGCCGTCCTTTTATCTAAATTGATGCTGTCTATGATCGCGAGATCGTTGAGATTCAGAGGGGCCACTTTTTCAATGGCGAACGCCTCTGCCGGGATGAACCACGGCTGCCCGTTTTCGGAGCTACTCAGGTACTGCTCCGAGAGCTTTCTGCGCCCTTCCGGAGAAGCGAACTCCTCGGTCAAACCATCCACTTTCACGATGATCGACGGAGCCGGGCTTTCCATGAGCGCTGCAGCCGTGTTCCGCGCTCGGGCGAGCTGCCGCGCGACGCTTTTGAGCAGCACCGCATGCCCCAGTCCCCGCCACGGATGCTCCGGATCGGGGTTGAGGATGAAGTGCAGCACTTCGTCGTGCTCGAACCGCTCGCCGCGGATGAGCAGGTCGTAACCGTACTCGCGGTCGAGGATGGAATACTTGCTCCGCGCGAGCGGCTCGATGTCGTCTAGCAGGTTCCCGCGGTAATGCGGGATCTGAACGCTGTTGCCGCCGATGATCATGTCTTTGACGATGGTCTCGATCCACGCTTTTCTCGTGATGTACTTGCACGGCGTGATGTCCACCTTGCGGGAGAGCTCGTTCTTGATCCGTTTGTCGCCGTCCCGCGCGTTCTCCATGAGATGAATGGTCATGGAACTCACGAGATCGGCAATGCGCTGAATCGCCGTCTGGACTTCGGGGTTCTCCGACAGAGGTGTGTACCCGGTCAGGAGGTTATACGTATCAGGCGAACACAGCCACGTCAGTCCGCTGACGGTTCGCTGTTGGGTTGGTGCGCGTGTCTGCCGCGCGCGTTTCTTTGCCATATCTATTCTTCCTCCAGCCATTTCTGGGCCTTCCGGCTGCGCTCGAGCGATTCGAGCATACGGACGCATGCAAAAACCGAAGCGTCGAATACGTCGATTCTCTGCTCCGGCTCGATCTTGTCGTACTGGATCATGTCGTCGGTCTTTTCGATGGCATGCACGTTTTGCACGCAATACTCGAACGGTGCCGCGTGGCAGTAATACAACTGCCGGTTTTTTGCCTTGACCTCGATATGCCGGAAGCCCTCCGACTTCTTGTAGAAGTACTGCGGCTGATCGATGATCTTGAACCCCGCGGACCGCATCCCGATGAAATACTCGCGGCAGAATTTGCGGTCATGCCCCACCTCCGCGATGGAGAACCCCGCCGCGCGCATCTGTTTAAACCAGTTGACGACCTCCGCGTGGTTGACCGTGGGTGCATTACTCATGGTGAGCCAGCCGTCGTCCTTCCACCCAAAGAGCGGGATGTTGTCCTCGTCCGCCTTTCTATATGCTGCCGTGATGGGAAACCAACAGTGCGGGATGACGATGTCCACGTCCTTGTAGGTGCCGTACAGCGCCGCGGTGGTCAGGTCGTGCAGGCGCGAGAGATCCGCGCCGCCGTACCAGCGGATCGGGAGCTTTGATAGCTGCTCGATTGTCCAGCTGTACTCCGCGTCGCTGCGCCGGAATTCTTCGATATCGAAGTATGCCTTCATGGCGGACGTGAAGATGTTCAGGCGCTTCGCTAGAAAGTCTTTGCGCTGCTGCGGATCGTTCTGCGCCTGGATCGCGTCGTCCATGATCTCCGTCGGGCGGATCGAGATGCCGTAGTTCGGGTTCGCTTTTTCGTGTTCGGCAGCACTGGTGTAGTCCACATCGCCGTTGAGATCTTCGTCCGCTTTGCAGATGAAGATGAACAACTGCTCGTCCGGGCAAGTCCGGTTCAGCACCCGCCGGCAGTATTGCAGCCGCTGGTAACAAAAGCCGGTTGGGTTATCACCGCCGGTCGTGATGCCGATGCAGAGACGGTTGCTGTACGCCTTACCCGATTCTTTGATGACGTTGTACTGCTTCGCGCTTTTGTACGCGTGCAGCTCGTCGCAGATCTGAATGTTCGCCACCAGCGAGTCCTGCTTGTCGGGGTTCGCGGCAAGTGCCTCGATGCGGAGCGACCCGGAGACATGTCCGTTATCCAAAAATGTGCGCGTGATCGAGTGCTCCGCGTTGTTGTCCAGCACGCGGAACTTTCGCAGCTCGCCCATCTGATCGAGGTTGAACAGGATATGGTCAAACGCCTGCCGTGCCTGCTTGAGTGCCGCGCCCACGATGTAGATGCGTGAACCACTCCTGCGTTCGAGGAACGCCAGCGCCAGGGCAAGCGCTGCGGAGAACGGTGTCTTACCGTTTTTGCGGGCAACAAAAAGGAACGCCTCTTTAAAGCGGCGCTCCTTTGTTCCCTTCAGCCGGAAGCCTAACAGGTTGTAGACGATGAACTTTTCCCAGGGTTCGAGCAGCAGTAGTTTGCCCAGCAGCGGTTCGCCTTTGATCGATTCGCCCTCTTTGTGCTTCACACATGTTTCGATGAAGCGGATGACGAACTCCGGATCTTTGTATTCAAACTCGTAAGCAGGGTTCTCTAGGTCGCGGAAAAACCGCTCGCACTCCTGTATCTTCTCCCGGCAGGCAATTTTGCGGCCGTCCACGATGCTCCGGGCATATTCAACGACGACGTCATATCCGGTCGGCTTCATCTAGAAACGCGTCCAGCTGCGATGCGTCGCGATCACTGCCGGGCGTTCGTCGCATGGACGGGTCCTGCTGGCCGAGATACTGTTTCCCGAGCCAGATCGCCATACTCGGATTTCGCTCCGCGAGCTTGAACTGAGAGCGTAAGAGAGATGCTTTTCCATATGCCCGGAAGCGGGATTGCACCCCTTCGAACGTGTACTTGTATTTATCCCGGACAATGCGGTCGAGCGTCTTTTCCGAAACGCTCATAACGGCGCAAATATCCGCTTTGGAGCACTGGATTTTGCAGAGGGCTTCGAACTGCTCAAAGTCCCTAACCGTCCATGTTTTTTGGGGTCTTGGCATGCTATTTCACCCTCCTTTTTCCGGGGAGTTTTTCCCTATACCCCCTTTATTTATCGCGCACACTTGGAAAAGGGGATGGCCCCCGGTCGCGGTATCTTTTGGTGTGATTGCACTGACCGGGGGGTCTAGTGCCTGCAGCCCTTCTCAGGGTGTCGCTTACTGTGGCACTTGTGGCAGAGCGCGATGCCGTTGTTGATGCTGTACGCGAGGTCAAGCCGCTCGCTGATGGGTTCGATATGGTGTGCAACGTCTGCGGGAACCATCCTGCCGTACCGCTTGCAGTCTTGACAGAGGTACTTGTCCCTGCGCATGACCGCGGCAGACCAGTCACGATGCCGTTGTTTGTTGTATGCCGGGTTCGCTGACATCCGCTGTTCCTTCTCTCTTAAGGGCGTAAAAAAGCACCTGTCAAGCGATAGGTGCTTAAAGACCTAGATTATATTCATCAGAAAACGTCTTTATATTCTTGCTTTAAAACAACATACTCTGACAAATTCATTCCTTTGTTCACTTCAGTTTGATAGGATTCATGCATTTGAGCAACTTTTACAATTTCGATAGGTTTGATTCCTGCTTCACGTATTTCGTTAGAATAAATAACACCAAAAAGATGAATCATTGTTGTTTTATTAGCGCCTTTGGTGTCATACATTTTTCTAAGCTTATTCCCTAACTCATTGATTGTCATGACATGTACCTCCTGTTATTTTCTCTATTGAAGATCATATCATAAAACGACGTTGAGTACTGGGTTTTATACGATTAACAGTAGTACATAAATAGCCAATCATTAAGAACTGCAATTTTCTTTGTGCCCTATTAATGATTTTTCCCTATTGACTGATCAACACCGCCGTTTGCCCTGTGAACTTTTCCCACCGGTCGATGATGACGTCCACGTACCGTGGGTCTTTCTCCATACAGAAACAGGTGCGGCCGTTCTGCTCCGCTACAATGATGCTCGTGCCCGAGCCGCCGAAGAGGTCGAGTACCACGTCGCCGCCCTTGGTGCTGTTCTGCATCTGATAATCGAACAACGGAATCGGTTTCATGGTCGGGTGCTCTTTACTGCGCGTCGGACGGTCGAACTCCAGTACGGTCGTCTGTTTGCGGTCGCTTGCCCAGAGATGGCCTGCGCCCTCCTTCCAGCCGTAGAGGCACGGTTCATGCTTCCACTGGTAGTCCTGCCGGCCCATGACCATGCTGTTCTTCACCCAGATCAGGCACTGGCGAACGGTAAGCCCCGCCTCCTGCACAGCCGCGCGGAAGATATAACCGTTCGAGTCCGCGTGCCAGATGTAGAACACCGCCCCCGGCTTCATGTGCTCCTGCGCGTTTGCAAACGCCTTTACGAGAAACTCCAGAAACGCGTCGTCCGACTGCGCGTCGTTCTCGATGGTCAGTTCTTCCTTTGTCTTGCCTTTGTAGTCCACGTTGTACGGTGGATCGGTCAGCAGCATATCCGCCTGCGCACGGTCCAGGAGCAGCGCTACATCGTCAGCATTCGTGCTGTCGCCGCACATGAGTCGATGCCGTCCGAGAAGATAGATCTGTCCTTCCATACTCTTAGGTGTCGTTGGCAGCTCCGGCTCGTAGCCGTCGTCCACGGCTTCCTTTGCCAGCTCCGGCAGATCAAATCCGGTGATGCTCACGTCAAAGCCGAGATCGTCCAGAAACTTCAATTCCTCGTTCAGCAGAGCGACATCCCACGTCGCGTGCTCGGCGAGGCGATTGTCTGCGATAAGGTACGCCCTGCGTTGTGCCTCGGTCAGGTGCTCGACGAAGATACACGGCACCGCCGTCATTCCTTCCGCGATTGCCGCGGTGAGCCGCCCGTGTCCCGCGATGATCTTCTTGTCCTTATCGATCAGGAGCGGATTGACGAAGCCAAACTCCTGCAGAGAGCGGCGAAGCTCCATGATCTGCTCGTCGCTGTGCTTGCGGGCGTTGCGCTCGTCGGGCTTGATCTCCGAAACCGGAACAATCTCGAATTTATCGGTGATCTGCATGTTTCCTCCAAAACGAAAAATGACGCCGGATAGCGTCAGGGATAAAGAGAAGAGACCGCGAGGTCTATTCACAGATTCATGATACTATTGTAGCATATCAAAATGAGACATTTTCAGACATAATACAACAAATAAAATCTTTCATTTCATTTGCCCCTGAATAAAACTACACCTAGCTACTTACGCCGACTTCTCTTCGAGATTATAGGGAAATCATATTGCTGAGAATAACCAGTTTGGGACCCAATATTTCTTTCTCCACTAGCATTCCTTCCTAAAGCCTTTGTTTCCTTCCAAAACTCAGGTGTTCGCTCTGGAGGTCCTGCATCAGCTACTCGTGGAGAGGCCGTATGCTTTGTTAAGTCAGAAATGGATTGAGGTTTATATTCTAATAACCAATTCTCATTATTTGCATCCGACGTATTTTCCTCAGGGTAATTCTTTCTGTGCTGCGGAGAATTTTCATTGGATTCTTGTCCAATGCAACCCTTTTTACAGCACCCACAGCGTGAGCAAACAAGCCACCCGCAAACAGTGCAACGCTTATCGAAATTTGAATTAGTATCGTAATTGCAGCACCAACAATGATTAATAAACTCACGAGCTGGGTCGATAGCTTCTTCAATATTATCGTGATATTGATTCGTTTTTTTTGTTGCTATGTCTGAGAATGTTTTCTCGGTGTTTTGTTCGAATGATTTGTTTGTTGCTTGTTTTCTTGAGGATTTTTTTGAACTTAGCCAAAGTATCAAAGCTATCAGGCTGATAACTCCAAGAAACTCTCCCATAATTACTCCCTCAGAACGCTCACCTTTTTATCATTATAGAGGTTGGTATGTTAGTCTCATTTTGTATATATGTCCTCCTAGCTAGGTTTTGCAATTCTGAGTCTGATTCTGAAATCATGTTGCTAACCTGAATGCGAATATTAATAGTTTTCTGATCTTCATTCTTTTTTTCGTAGCGACTCGGGCAAGAAATGAAGTACTCCTGAATGGCTTGATAGTATACGATTTCATTTGTAATATCAACAACAAACAGAACAAAAGCATACCGCGAGTTAAGAGCATAGTTGATTGTCTTAAGATCCATTGGAAAGGAAATATATTCCCCTTTAAGAATCAAATTCGGATTGGTTTGACCCTTAACTTGTCCTTCAATCTTGTTATTTCTCCATTCATTATCTTCTGTGAGTTCAATGGTGCAATCCCGTCCTACATCATTGCCCGTTTCCAATCTATACTCCCAATGTTCTGAATCAATTTTGTAGTGAAGTATTGCGTTAGCTCTAGAACATATTTTTCTTTGAGAACAATCTTTAGGGATGACTTCCATGTGTATCTCATCCTATCATTTACTAAGCGTTCTTGATCAATTTAGAGTTGTGTTAATTTCAAATGAATACTCTTTTACTTGTATTTATTTGATTATATTCATATTGGTGTTTTTCATCAACCCTAATGTTTAACCGCTTATCCCATTGCTCAATCTTTTGCATTGTCGCTCGCTGTATTTAACCACTCGAGCCACCCTTTTCCAACTCAACCCCCCTATGTACCTCAATCTAAGAATTTTTTCTTGATTCTCCGTCAACTTTCCCAATTCCGCATCCACGGACACAAGCTGCTTCTCCAGCGCGATCATCTCTCCCGTCAGTTGACTTTCTAAGTCGTCCAACTCCGCGACATACTCCGCCAACCGATCCCGCGTTGGATCGCTGCGTCCGCACTCTCCAATCTGTTGCTGAGTATACTCCGCGCGCGAGCGGAGCCGCTCGATACGTTCCTGCAACGATTCCACGCGCAACTTCTGGCGGCGCACGTTCTTCAGGTCATCTATCGTCATTAATTATCCTCCAATCCTCTGTATATCTCCCGCACACTCGGTATATAACTCCTGCTCCATCAGCATCGCCTGTTTGCGTCCATCCATGAGCGCAAGCACATCTTTCGGGATTCTTGCCCGCTGCTGTTCCGCCGCTTGCGCCGCCCGAAACGAACGCATGAAGTTTGACTGAATCACCGGCATGCTCTCCATATCCGTCATCGCCCACTGGCATAACTGAGAAGCGCTGCCGACCGCGCGCTGGATCACAGGCGGGAGCGAGAGAAAATCCGCGCGCGTTGCGTAGCAGCTCATCTTGCCGCGGACGATATTCCACGCCTCTGCCTCGGTCAGCGCATCCGGCTGCGTCAGTTTCGCAATCGCCGCTTTGATAGCGCCAATGTGCGGAGGAAAGCCTTTCTCGTCCGATGCGATGAACGTCTTCACCGCGGCGCTGACCAGCTCGAACGGATCGTCCGGGAACATCGTCGCCCAAAGAACCACCGTGTCGCCGTGATCTTTTGCGTTCATGGCCTTATAAAAACTCGGATAGGCTATCCGCAGAATCGCTAAAATCTTCATGCACTCCACTTTGTCCATTTCGCCTTGCTTCCTCCTCCATCAACATTCGTTTGAACGGGTTCGATGTTCCGCAGTCGGGTGGTTTTGCCGGTTCGCGGCCTTCCCAAGTTCGCACCGCTGCCTGCCAGTCCTTCATCGGCTGATTGCCAACGCGCCAGCCTTTCGCCTCGTAGAAGTCAAAGAACCGTTGCGGATCGATGCCGTTTCTCCGCTCAAGGCAGAACGCGCGGATTTCCTCTACCGTGGGTTTGGTGAAGCGGCGCGGCTTGACTACGCTATTACCGTTCTCTTTCTCCTTTGTCTTCTCCTTCTCCTTTGTCTTCTCCTTCTCCTTCTCCTTGGGGGGCGTTCGGTAGCGTTCGGTAGCGTTCGGTAGCGGTTGGTAGCGTTCGCTTGGCTTTGACTGACCTCCGAGCGATCCGTTCTTTCGGTTTGTCTCACAGCGGTTCTCATATTGCTTTGAATCCCTATCTATCTGCGACTTCATGCCAGCGAATGCAAAGCGCTCGTTCCCGCGGAGCTCTAGCACTTCGCCCGTCATACTGTAATATAGGCATGCCGTGAAAAGTCGCCCACGCTCTGCGTCGTTAAGCGGTTCGATGGCCTCTAGATAGCTGTGATAGGCATTGAAATACTCCCTCGCCATGGTTCACCTCAAATTGAACGATTGATTGTCTGTCTTCACGGTAGACATTTTTGACTACCGTGTAAGAGTAAACACCTTCAGTGAAGATGCAACACTCAAGCCGCTTGCGGAGCGCCTCACGTCCACCCTCGATTTGAACTCGCTCGATTTTGAGCGGGTTGGAATCAGCAGCTTCTTAACTCTAGCGTGCACGGCATCACACTCATTTTTGAAACGGAATGTCGTCGGCCGATATGTCGGTAAAGCCGTCTGCGGCGGGCACGCTTTCGCTCTGTTGCGCGGCTTGCTTGGGCGATAGGAACTCCACCTCATCCGCCTGAACATCCAGCGACATTCGCGCGGAGCCGTCCTTCGCATCATATTGTCTCGCTTGCAATTCGCCAACGACAGCAACCTTGCGGCCCTTCGTGAGAAACCGCCCGCAACTATCGCCCAATTGCCTCCATGCGCTGATGCGGAAGAAGTCTGTCGGCCGTTCACCAGACTTATCCTCATGCCGCCGGTTAACGGCGATCGTAAACGAGCACACCGTAATGCCGCTCGGCGTGGAACGCAGCTCCGGTTCTCCGGTCAGGTTTCCGATGATCATAATCTTGTTCATGGTTATCTCCTTCTCTATCGCCACTGTGCATCATACCTCTGGGGCAGGCACAGTTTTTATCGGAATTCAGTCGCACTGGAATTATAAGAATCTAGTGAGCATGTTTTGCTTAAACTCGCCACTTCTTCTTTGGTGAGCTGTCTTTACTCGAGTTGTGATTCGCCCAGTCAGCCGCGGAGCGGACGACCACGCGACCATCGGGGGTGACGTTGATCCCGCCGTCGCTGATCAGCTTGTTGAGATAGGTGACACTCACGCCGAGCATCTTCGCGGCTGCTTTCTTCGGTAGCGTTTCGCCCCAAGTGCGCACCCATGATTCGCCAACGGAACTGCTGCCCTGTGCCGCATGCAGCCGCGATGTAATCTGTCCGACCGCACGCGACACCGTGCTCAAGCCCACGATTGCGGTCGAGAGTTGTTCCTTCAATTCGTCAAAATCGACTCTTGCTGTCTCCATACGCGCAGCTCCTTACGCTATGTAATCGCCTTCGCTGACCGAGAACAGTCTCTCCAGCGGGATGTCGGGGAAGAACCCCTCTTGAATGATTCGCGCTTCTTCGTAGATGAATCCGGTTTTGCCGCGGAGCTTCAAATAGAGCGTCTTTGATGTTATGCCAAGTCGCCGCGCGATCGCGGTTTTTCGTATTCCGCGGTCATTGATCAGAGCCAAAAGTACACGATATTTTGCTTTGCGCAAGTTATTCACCGCCTTCGGTTATTTTGTTGTTATCAATCTATCACCGCTCGTGATTAATGTCAATTGTTTGCCGAAATATTTATTTACCATCAGCGGTTATATAATTCTTGACACTACTACCGCAAAGAGCTATATTGTTTACGAGGTGAGATTATGGGATATGAAATTATCAGCACGTACAAGAAGAAAAACCACCTGACAAACGAGGATATCTCGCGCATGTCCGGCGTACCAAAGCCGACACTCGACAAGATTACTTCGGGCGCGACAAAAAAACCGAGCCTGGAGACGGTCCGCGCCATCGCTAAAGCGCTCGACCTTACACTCGACGATTTTTCCGATGAAGGCGAAAAGTCGATCATGACGCTCCCCGGGGTTCTGCCGATTCCGCACACGACAAAGAAGCCCCGCCTTGGCGCGATTGCCTGCGGTGATCCAATTCTCGCGGTTGAGAACGTGGATGGTTACGACGATGTGCCAGACAATATTCACTGTGACTTCACTCTTATCTGCAAAGGCGACAGCATGGTCGGCGCGCGGATTCTTGATGGTGACGTTGTGTATATCCGCCAGCAACCAGACGTGGAGAACAACGAAATCGCCGCAGTTATGATCGACGAAGAGAGCGTGACACTAAAGCGCGTTTATCATAACGGCGACTACATCGTACTGATGTCCGAGAATCCTGCGTATGCGCCGATCATCATCAACGGTGACCACACCGCGCGCATCATCGGCAAAGCGGTCGGGTTTACGAGTGTATTGAAATAAACACCAAAACGCAAAAAAGCCGCTCCGGTGCTACTAACACCAAAGCGGCGGGTGCAGATAAAAAACCTTGGAGAGCTTCTTTTTCTGCGCCCTCAATATACCATAGTTCAGGAGGGCAACACAATGGCAACCCAAAAAAAGCGCCTGCGCGCGCAGGTTACCGTCGGTCATGACGCTGACGGAAACGCAATTTACAAATGGGCAAATGGACGAACCAAGAAAGAGCTTGAGGCGAACAAGGAAGAGATTCGTCGGGCACATATCAACGGAGCTGTCGCGGTTCGCCGCGATATTTTATTTGGCGATTTCGTTTCCGATTGGTATCGCGTTTATAAAGAGCCTTCTCTCAGCCCCAGCTCAAACGCGAGTTACCGTACGGTTCTGAACAAGCATCTCTTCCCGATATTTGCCGATAAGCAAATGCGCGCCATTACGGCACTGCAACTTCAGGCTTTCATGAATAAACAAGCTGGACGCGGAAAGACCACGACGGGCTATATCATGAGCGTATTGACCAATTGCTTTGCGCTCGCAACAGCGCAGGGCGTCATCGACCGCAATCCCGCAGAAGCGCTAAAGCAACCTCGGTCTGAACGAAACAGCCGCCGCGCGCTAACGGCGCAGGAGACGGCTGCTGTGCAAACCATCATTGAGAACCAACAAGACGGCCTACTGGTCGCGTTGTTGTACTACACCGGCCTGCGTCGCGGCGAGGCGCTAGGACTGCGCTGGTCGGACATCAATTTTGCCGCGCGAACCCTCCGCGTAGAACGGGATATTGATTTTGTCACCGGCGATGTTGGGACGGTCAAGACCGCAACTTCAGTACGAACCGTACCGATTCCGGACGCCCTGATGACCATGTTGCAGCAGAACCGTCAAATCGGCAACGGCTACATCATCCGCGCTCCGCGCAGCGGGGAGTATTGGCCGCAAGCGACCTTCATCCGCCGCTGGCGGCTGATACAGGCGGCCCTACTCGAAGCCGCGCCGGGCATAGAGAACGACGGAAAAGGCTCAATCCTCACGCCGCATTACTTCAGGCACAACTACGCATCCATCCTCTACCGCGCGGGAGCAGATGTTCTAACCGCGCAACAGTACCTCGGACATGCCGATCCTGCGACTACACTGCGAATCTACACGCACTTAGCGGATGAAACGCAAATAAAGGATGCGGAGAAGGTGAGGAGGGCGTTTTTATAAACGGCCGATAATATAAGCTATTTATATTCGTCAATTCTCCAGATTTCTTTTGCTAATCGTATGAGCATTGTCTGTCTCTCGTCGATAGCTGCTGCGTTCCAATCATCGAACGAAATAAGCACCTGATTTATTCGATTGATTGATGTGTTGTTCCCAACCACCGTTAGTCCCGCAATAGAACTTGTGAGATAGTATTTGCTCTTTTTATACTCTTCGCATTTACTGCTGAAATAACCGTTGCTTGCGACAATATTGATCGGCTTTTCAAGTAGCGTTAGGTTACCCAGCTTTGCTTTATAATCATCATACACTGCATCTGGATTGCAGCTGTTAAAATGATCTCGCAATTCGGCACTCGGATTATTCGGGAGGATATGCTCGATCTCCAGATTGGTATATTCGCTAAGACCACCGAATGTTTTAACGCCTTTATAGGCCATGTCGACATACTGTGTCATCTTCGCCAGCAGGTATCGTGTACGGTAGCGTTGCATCGAGTTGAGCGAGTATCTCTTCAAGTAATCCGAAAGCTCAGCCTCCTTCGATAGAATGTTCCTGGTGAATTTTTCGGATAAAAATCGATTGTAATCATCAATTTGTTTTGTTCGATCAACCTCTTTGCCAATCCGCCTCAACTCTTCCGCCCATAACGAAAAGCTCCGCTCAAGATCTTTCGTTGGGGTTTTTGTAAAGATATAGTAAAAAAGAAAACTTTCTAGCTGAACAACGAAGTGATCAAACAAGTCTTTCGGAAAAGCGCTGGCAGCAAGCAGTAAGATATAGTGCAGGCTAAAGGCACCACCACACAGTTCCTTTAAGGTGATCATCTGTAAATTGTATTGACCATCGTTGCCTCGCCCAGATGAATAAGCGATGAAACGATCAACGTTGTTTATGACTTGCTGAACAAAGTTAAAAGGATTGCTTTGATAGCCGCACAACTCGGCATTTTTCTTGTTCGTGAACCAATCATAAATCTCATCTTCGCGAACAATATAATCATTCCGAGCATTTTCTATACGGTAATTCGCCATCAAGTAGTATCTTAGGAAGCGAAGAGGCTTTTCATGATTTCTCTCGAGAGGTTCCGTAATTTTCTTCCACTTATCTTTTAATTTTGTAAATTCTTCTTTGTTGATTTGCGTAAACAAGAGGTTTTTCAAAAGATCCATTGGATTGAGGCCGATCCCGCGCTCATTGATTGTCTCAAATATCTTCAATGCGCTGCTCACATCAGTCGAAATCTGAATGAAAACCACATACTTTGCCAAATAAGCCCAGAATTTCTTCAGACTGGTTTTATCTGGGTAATTATCTTTCAAGTATCGATATACTGTGTCATAAGCATTGACTAGGTTCTCAAGCGAACCAAAGGACGGAATTCCCGCCGCGAGAATCGCAACTCTGGTCGAGGCTGGATCGCTTGCCGTAAGAACGAGCTTCGTCATCAATTCGCTGGCGTTTTCATAACGCGGATCAAGCTTAAGTGAAGTAATTACATCGCCGGCATCGTTTGTATAGCTTGCTGAAATCAAGCTGTTTATTAGTTGCGATTGCGGTTCACCTGAGAAAAGATGCTTAAGAGCACACAAGATCAGAAAAAAGGTCGTCAACCTCTGTTGCCCGTCTATAACCTCATAATGCTTCTTTTCTTCTGTCGGAGATACAAGTATCGTACCAATGAAGTATTCCTTTGAGGAACCGTTCATATCATCGTTTATATCGTCCAGTAGTTGATGAATTTCTTTATCAGTCCATACATATTCACGTTGGTAGTCGGGGACAATGTAAAAACACTCTGTGAACGCATCCTCAATACTGTACTGGTAGTTATCGATTTTTGACAT